GATGACCGCCAGACAGCAGGTCGCGGCACAGCGCCTCGGCACGTCGCGCCAGCTCGTGCGCGATCTCGGATGGCTCAGGCCCTTTGCGGGCCTGGTTCATGCGGCTTCCTCAAAAGAGCGGCCGCTCGCCTTACTCTGGCTTTGGGGCGAGCCGGCCGCGAGTTTGGAGGAAACGCCGTCCCGGATGGGCATCCGGACGGCCTCGGAGGCCGCGCGGAACGCGGCCCATGGGGAGTAAAACAGCGGGAGCGCGGGCAATGCGGGGACGTATTTCGTAGGATCGCGCTGCGACCAGCCGAAGTAGCGGCCGCGCAACCGCTCGCGTTCGGCGAGCAGGCGGGCGTTGTGGCCGGCCCAGGGCATCCAGATGACAATGCGCGCCATGGTCAGGCCGCCCGCTCGAGCAGACGGTCTTCGACGACGACGAATTCCGCCCTGCCCGCCTTGCGGCGTTCGTGGTTCAGCGGCTCGACGTCGCCGTCGAACGCCAGATTCCTCTCGGCACACCAACGGGAAAGCGTAGCGCGGCTGATGGCGATCTTGCCGTTGACAGGCGAGGGCAGCACAACGCCGAGGGGCGGGCGGCCGGCTACTGGCGGCGCAGGCGCGGCGATCGGCGACGGCGGTGGCGGCGAATGCTGCGCCGTCTCTGTCTCGATTTCCGCCGCACGCCGTTTCGCCTTGCCAGCGCGCGCGGCCGCGGCGGTCGAGGTGCGCAGGGCGGCGATGAACTCAGGGGAGCGGTGGCAGTCCAGGCGATACGCTCGATCGGTCACCTGCTGTCCGGTTACTTTCGGGCCGTCCATTTCGTTGAGCTCGGCCACGACCTCATCGCGCTCGACGCCCATCCGCCACCGCAGTTTCAGCAGCGCGTCGCGTTCCGCGCTGAACAGACGACTCTGCACAACGCGGTTCTTCGGCGCCGTCGGGGTCTTGACGGCACGCGGTGCAGCCGGTTTCTCGGCTGCGTCGGCGGGCTGCCAGGCGCTGTCCGCTGGCACCCTTGCCGCGACCGGCTCTGCGGCGGCGGGAGCCGGCATCTGAGCGTGTGTCAGTGCATAGGCCAGCGCCTTCGCCAACAGGCTGCTTTCCAGCAACTCGACGAGGGATTCACCCAATTCGATGCGGCATGTGATTTCGAGATTCATGGCGTGCCCCCTCCAGGCATCGATCGCGACGCGCGCAGCCGGCCGGCGAGGGCGCGGTCACGCAGCGCGTCCGGGTTAACTCCCGCGACGTCGCACCAGACTTCGCGCGCCATCGCCCAGTCGCCGCCGGCACTGGTGAGGAAACTGCGGGCCGCCTCGGCATCGATGCCGCGCGGCACGCTGGCGGACAGAACGTGCGTGGTGTTGCGGCTGGCCAGCGCGTCGTCGATGGCCTGCTGCACCACCGCGGCGGCGAGCGCCCGCTCGGGAGAACGGATGGCGCCGGCGACCGGCTCGCTCTCGCGCGCGGAGAGGCTCGCGCCGGACTTCATCGCCGCCACGCCCCGAGCCGCTTCTGCAGCGGCGCCAGGCAGCGGCCGATGGCGTCATGCAGCACGAGCAGCCATCGCTGGCAGGCCTGGCCGGCGCGCACCCGCAACCACACCCAAAGCATCTGCATCCGAGGCTTCCTTGATGGCGGCGCGGCGGGCGCGCAGCTCGGCGGCTTCCTGTTCGAGACGGCAGGCCTCGGCCGCCAGCCAGCGCGCGTAGCGGGCGCGGATGGAGGCGGGCTCGAGGTCGCGGCCGGCGATCGTGTCGGGCCAGTAGAGGGCCTGCGCGGTACGCCGGCTCAGTCCGAGCACCGCGGCGGCGTCGCTGACGGCGTCGGCGACTTTGGCGTGCCGGCGCAGGCGGGTGACCAGGTCGTGTACCAACGGGCGCAGGGCGTCGGCGGGCGCGTATAAATCACTACGTGCAACGGTCATTTGGTTCCCCCATTTTGTTGCCGTGAAGCAAGCAACGAGAGAACAACCCGGAACCGAAGAAAGGACGGTCCAGCAGGAAGGCAAGCCGGCGGCGCAGGGGGAGCGCCGCCGGCCGCCGCCGCGCGAGACCGGACCCCTGACAGGGCACGCGCGGCGAAGGGGTTTGTCATGCTGGCCACCAGGACAGCACGGCCACCACTGCGCGGCCGATCGCCTCGGCGACGACGATGCCCATGGTGATGACGGTCAGTGCGACGATGCCGCCGGCGACGAGGCGCGCGGTGCGGTCCGATTGCAGCTTCGGAGCTGCGCCGAACAGGCGGCGCGCCCGCACTTCGAGGGCGTGGCGATTTGATGGAAACAGAACTGCTTCTCGCCGGCCTGACGGTGCTGTGGTTCGTGCTGCTGTGGCTGGTGCTGCGCCCCTGACATCGCAGGTCGAATCATCCCGCTCCGGAAGGCAGTCTCGCGCCATATCCGATGTGAAGGGGGTGAGGCTGCTGGCGGACATCGCTAATCCCCTTCGTATCGAAGTGGACGCGTCACTGTGTTGTAGCCGGAACGGCAGAGTCGTGAAAAAACAAGCGGTTCCGGCAATGACCAGCCGCCACGGCGCAGGCCTGACCGGGATGGCAATGACGGGTGGTTTCGGAATAGGATAGATGCGAGAACGGGATGGAGAATGCGATGTCCGTCGGCTGGATCGTCGCGCTGGTGCTTTTCGTCGCGTATTTCCTTTGGCGCGGGGCGGTGCAACATCGGAAGGACGTGACCGCGGCAGCGATCCGCGCGGCCCCCCTGGAACTGTTCGCGGAAGGGCTCGCGCTGCGGGTGGAGATCCATTACCAGGACGCCAGGGGCGAACGCTCGCTGCGGGAAGTCACCATCGAGCGGCTGATGGGGCTTCGCCCGGTCGGCCAGGCCCCAATGGTGACGACCATCGAGGGCAAGTGCCACCTGCGCAACAGCCGCCGCAGCTTCAAGCTGGCCCAGGCGCTTTCGCTCGCCGACACGCGCACTGGCGAAGTCGTGGCCGATCCCGCCGGGTGGTTGTTGCGCGCCGCAGCCGATCCGGAAACACCGAGAGCGCCTGCCCGCCGCAGCCGAGCCAAGGCGAGCGACTGACATCAGGCCGCCTCTCGGGGTTCGGCGCTCACGGCCCGGAGCGCGGCCAATCGCGCCAGATCGGAGGCGGAGGCCCCCGCGATCGCGCGCCGCTCCGCTGCCGTTTCGATCGCCGACCAGCGCTCAGGCGGGATGTTGCGCCGGTGCTTCCAGACCCGTGCCAGGCTGACGGGCACGCCGACGTCGGCGCAGAACACGTCGAGTGAGGGCCACAAGGTCATGACATCGGCAACGCAGCGCATGGCGAATGATTGCGCTACGCAATTTCTACCGTCAAGAGAATTTCAGAACGCATCCTCGCCTGTAGGGCTAGACGGCGTTACGCTCTGCAACGCCATGCCGCCACCAGATCTGCTCCGAACCCCCGCCCAGCGCCTGCGCTACGCCCGCGAAATGGCCGGCTATACGTCGCCGACCGCGTTCTCGGCCGCGCACGGAATCCCACAGCCCACCTATCACCAGCACGAAAGCGGGACGCGCAAACTGCGGCCCGACGTGGCGGAGAAATATGCCGAGGAGTTGGGCTGCAGCGTCGCTTGGCTGCTGACCGGCGAAGGGCCGCTTCCGATCGATCAGACGGTGGGGATTATTAGTCGCCCCTTTCGGATAGCCGAGCTCGATATTCGAGCCTCGGCAGGCGGTGGAGCACTGAACGAATTCGAGGGAAGTGAGGTCGATGCCGTCGACCATTGGCAGGTTCCGGCTGACTTCATTCGCGCGCAGACCACCGCCCCTCCTGAAAAACTTCGCGTTATTCGGGTCTACGGCGACAGCATGCAGCCGGTGTTCAACGCGGGAGATCGTGTGCTTGTCGATACTTCCGACCGCACGCCCTCTCCGCCCGGAATTTTTGTCCTCTGGGATGGCCTTGGCACGGTCGTTAAGCGTGTAGAGCATATCCCATATTCCGCACCCGCATCAGTCAAGCTGCTTTCGGCCAATCCGGCCTATGGCAGCTACGAAAAGACGCTCGACGAGGTGCAGATTGCCGGCCGGGTGATCGCCAAGTGGCTTTGGACCTGACCCACCAGAAAATTGCAAAGCGAAATTTTTGCTTGCGGTTCTGATTTCGTAGCGCAATAGTCCCGCCCCATCGCGCCACGCGATGGAGGCCGCCGGTGTTCAACCACTCAGTTCATCCGCTTCCGCCCCGCCCGTGCGGCCGCTACCCCGACGAACCGCCGGCATGGCTCGACCTCTGCCTCGCATTGGCGATCGGCTTGGTCCCGGCCATCGGCCTGATCGCCATCGCCGCCGCAGTGGCGCCGTGAGCGCCTCGAGCACACCCGCGTTCGCTATCGAGCGCCCCACGGCCCAGGGCGTCGAGTTCTCCTGGCGCGGCCGGATCGTGGTGCGGATCGCCGCAACCTCGGGCGGGTGGCAGGTCGAAAATCGCAAGGGCCGCTGCTCGCGCGTCTACCCCACCCGCGCCGGGGCCGAGGAAATCGGCCGGCGCATTCTCAGGATGCTGGCAGCATGAACCACTTTCTCGACGCTCGCATCGAGCGCGCCGCGACGGACCTCGGCGTACGTCTCGCCGCCGGCCTGTTCTCGGAACTCGACGACGGCATGCGGTCCGATCTCGTGGACCTGGCCGACGAAATGCTCGGCTGGGCACGCGAGACCCGCCGCCCGACCAGCGCCCCCGCCGCGCCGCCCGTGCCCCCGACCGCACCGCCCGCACGAAACAACGCCGGCCACATCGTCAGCCTGCTGCAGGCCTTCGCGGGCGAAGGGCCGATGTTCGCCTTCATCGCGCGCGTCGCCGGACTCCCGCGCACCGGTTGCGACACATTGCTCTGCCTGGCGGATGCGCTTCGCGACGCGGCCGCCGACGAGCTGAGCCGCGGCAATCCCGCCAACGCCGCCACCATCCATGCCGTCGCCGGCCTGCTGGCCGAGCTGGCGCCGCAGCGGGCCCGCTGATGCCCCGCCCGCACGCTCACGAACGGTTCGCGCCCGCGACGACGTTCCAGATCGTCGAGGATCTCGAAATGCCCGGCACTTTCGGCGTGTTGCTCGGCCGCTGGCTGAACGATGCCGGCGAGATCATCGACTTTGAGATATCGGGGCTGCCGCGCCGCCGCTCGCCAAACCGCGTCCGCCTGCCGCTCACGCCGGGCGCGATGTGCCTCGCGATCGGCCCTGTCGCGCCGCCCCGCCATTCCCCTCGGGAGGACTGATACATGCCGCAGGAAGCACCCGCGCCGCAGGCCGCGCTCGAGCTGCTGCTGCGCCTCAATGTCGTGCTGCGCGCGCCGATTTTCGCCTCGCCTGCCAGTCAGGAGCGCGAGGCGATCAATGGCCACGTGCTCGCCCTGATGGAAGTGATCGACAACGCCGGCGACCACATGGTCGCGGCGGCACGGCTGCAGGCGGCATGACGGAGCTGCAGCTCGACCTGGTGGCACCGGGCACCCGCTACGCATCTGCGCCGCTCGCCGTCCTGCCCGGCTGGCCATGGCCCGGGCTGCAGCCGCGCGCCTATCGCTGCATCCTCGCCGACCCGCCGTGGGCTTTTCGGCTCTACAGCGACAGTGGCGAGGCCAAGAGTCCGCAGCATCACTACGCGTGCATGGACCTCGCCGCGATCGCCGCGCTGCCGGTGGCGCAGCTTGCGCACCCCGTCGGCGGCGCGCTGGTGATGTGGGCAACCGCGCCGATGTTGCCGCAGGCGCTGACGGTGATGCAGGCCTGGGGCTTCCACTACGTCAGCGCCGGCCCGTGGGCTAAGCGGTCCAGCAGAGACGCCGGCTGGGCCTTCGGCACCGGCTACTGGTTCCGCAGCGCCACCGAGTTCTTCCTGCTCGGTACCCGCGGCAAGATCAGCCCGCTAAATCGCAGCACACGTAACCTGATCGTGGCACCGGTGCGCGAGCATAGCCGCAAACCCAACGAGTTCCGCGCGATGGTCGAGGGGCTAGTCCCCGGCCCGCGCGCCGAACTGTTCGCTCGCGAGGCCGCGCCGGGCTGGGACGCTTGGGGCAACGAAACCGACAAGTTCACGCCGTCAACTGAATCCGAGGCCTGATCATGGAAATCCCGCTCGACGTGCTCGACTTCCTTCCGCCGGCGTTGCGTGTGCGCAGTGCGCCACCGTCCGACGCGGCGGTCGGCATGCTGGCCGCCAGCATGCGCGAGCGCGGCCAGTTGCAGCCGATCGTCGTCGCGCCACTGACCGAGGGCCGCCGCCTGGTGATCATCGGCGAGACGCGCGCCCGCGCGGCGGCCTCGCTCGGCTGGAACTTCATCCGCGCCGAGGAGCAGCCGGTCGGCGGCGACGCCGATATCGTCGCCGCCCAGGCGGCCGAGAACCTGGCGCGCACCGCCATGACGCCGGTCGAGAAGTGGCGCGCCATGACGCACCTGCTCGAGCTGCAGTTCACCCTGCCGGCGGCGGCGGCGATCGTCGGCGTGTCCGAGCGCGGCGCGCGCAAGCTGCAGCGGCTCGGCGCGCTGCACCCCGACATCCTCGTCGCCATCGAGCGCGGTGACCAGCCCGACGAAGACGAGCTGCGCCTGATCGCCGGCGCATCGCTGGAACGCCAGGCCGAAGCGCTGGCGAACCCGGCCAGCCGCAGCGATTTCGGGCCCGACAAGGGCTGCATCGACTGGACCGAGCTCGCCGACCTGCTGCGCGTCGCGCGCATCCCGCTCAGCCGCGCCATTTTCGACGTCGAGAATAGCGGGCTGGTGTTCGAGGAAGACCTGTTCGCGCCCGCCGATGCGTCCGAGGCATACACCGACGACGTGAAGCTGTTCCTCGAGCTGCAGCGCCGCGCGCTCGAGGCCCGCGTGCTGTGCCCGCCGAAGGGCGTGCGCTACGAGATCACCACGCTCGACCGCTACGGCTACCCGAAAACCCCAGCCGGCGCCGAGCAGGAATACGACGCCGACCCGATGGCGCCAAAGCGCGGCCGCCTGGTGCTGTGGTCGCTCTACGAGGGCGACGACCAGGAGCGCGCCGGCGAAGTAGTCGGCCGCGTCTTCAAGGTTCCGGCGGCGAAGGGCAAGGCGGCGGAGGCAAAAGCACCACCGACGGGGAAGCCGGGCAAGCCGGCGCCGACCGGCGCACCGGAGCCGATCGACGATGCCGAGACCGATGCGGAGGACAGCGTGGCGGAGCCGGAGGACGCCGAGGCAGACGCGCCGGAGCCCGCCCCGGCGACGGAACCCACGGGCATCACCAAGCCCGGCCTGGAAATAATCGCGCAGGCCAAGACGACCGCGCTGCGCAGGCAGCTAGGCCAGATGGCCGCGCATTCGCTGACCGATCGGCAGGTGATCATCTGTTTGTTGCTGTTGCTGACCGCGCCGAACGTGAGGATCCACGGCTTCGACGCACCCGAAAACACCGACCAGCCATGGAACAGCGCGCGCGATTATCTGCGTGGCGTGCGCGCCCGCCTGGTCAACGCCGGCGGCGCCGCGCTGGCGCACGGCCTCGACGACGCCGACCTGCGGGCCCTCGCCGGCGACGTGCTGGCGCGCTGCCTGTCGGCGGCCGGCCCGCGCGATCGCGACCGTGGCGGCGGCGAGACCAGCGCCGAAGTGGCGGAATGGATCGGCCACGCGCTGCGCGCCGACGACCGGCTGCCGCCCTTCGACACCGCCGAATTCCTAGCCTGCTGCAACGGCGACCTGCTTCGCGAGGCCGCCGCGATCGCCGGGCTCAAGCCGGCGAAGAAGGTGACAGCCCTGCGCGAGCAGCTCGAGGGCCACGCCCCGACCTGGTTGCCAGCCGCCGCCCAGTTCGGCGCGCCGGGGCCGCGGGGGACCTAGCGATGGCTCTGCGTCTTCACACTGCCAACAGCCCCGCTGAGGAGGCGAAGGCGCTCGTCGTGGCGAAGAAGATCGAACGCAAGGCGGTTGACCTCCTGGCCCCGCTGGAACTCGAAATGCGGCTCATGGGATGGCGGCCGGAATTCAGCATGATCATGTGGCACGCCATAGTGACACGAGCGACGGCGTTGCTGATGGAAGCTGAACGTAGGCACCGGCCAACAGCTCGCCGCCATGCTTGACCAGCTCAGCCTGTTTGCGGCCCCACCGCCGCCTTGCCCGACTTCCGGTTTTTCCGCCTCAAATGAGGTCGAGAAAATCGACATGGCGCCGGCGGCAACCTCTGCGCGGCTGGACGGCCTGGTGCTGCTGCCGCGCCGTCCTGTGGCCTGGCAGCGCCTACTGGACCGCGCCCCGCCGCACCCCGTCGAGCTGCTGGTGACGACGCTCTGGACCGGGGTGGTCGTCGAGACGCTGTCGGAGCCGGCCGGCCGCCATCACCTGTGGCGAGCGGGTCCGATCCTCGAATATCCGGCCGACCAGGTGTTCAAGCGCGTGGTGTTCTTCACCCCCGAAACGCTCGCCGAACTCGCCCGCCGCACGCCGATCGTCGTTCCCCACCCAGGCGGCGAGTGCGGCTTCGTCGCCCGCTTCGCCGACCCAGGTGAGGCCGCCACCCCCAACCTGGCCGAGATGCTCGCCGCATTGAAACGGGACGATCCCCATGTCTGACGCCATCCCCGCCGAGGCCTTCCTACGGGTGGCCGATGTCGCGAAACTGACCACGCTTAATCGCGCGACGGTGTACGAGATGGCGAAGGCGGGCACGTTCCCGCATCCGCGCCGCCTCGGTGAGCGCGGAACAGTGTGGCTCCTGACCGAGGTTGTCACCTGGATGCAGCAGCAGCCGACCGCCAATCTGGCCGCGGCGAGGCGCCCGGGCCACAGGGGCACCGGCAGCAACGGCGGGACTCAGAACGGGACCGCTAGCAATATTGCAAGAAAGACAGCGGCCTAATTCAGTCACTTAATCCAGCCGCTCCCATCCTACTCCGGGAGCCAGGTAGCCGTCGTGTCACGGCGGGCAGTGTCGTAAAGACGCTGCCCGCCGTTGATATTTCGGGGAATTTTGTCGGCGGACATTGCCTCACGTAACCGGCCAGTGGCAGCATCGGCGGGACTCAGGACGGGACTCGCCCAAACTCGAGTCCCGGCGGAGGACTGGATGGGGCGCCTCAGCGACGCAAAGATCCGGCAGACCAAGGTTGCCGGCAAGCCACAGAAGCTGTCGGATGGCAGCGGGCTGTATCTCTTGATCACCCCGGCCGGCGCGAAATCGTGGAGGTTCCGCTTCGCCCGGGGAGGCCGAGAGCAAGTCATCACGCTGGGCCACTACCCCGATGTCGGGCTAGCCGAGTCCCGCCGGCGACGGGACACGGCACTTGCCGCGGTTCGGGAAGGGCAGGATCCGACAGCCGCCCTTCGCCCTCCGGAGGTCGCCCCGGCACGCACCCTCGAGGACGAGGCCCGCGCCTGGCACGAAGCTCACCGCCGCATGTGGGCACCACACCACGCCAGCGACGTGCTGGAGTCGCTCGCGCGCGAAGTGTTCCCGGTGATCGGCGCCGTCGCCATCGAGGCGGTCACCGCGCCACAGATCCTGGCCGTGCTGCGACCCGTCGAGGCGCGCGGCGCGGTCGAGCTCGCCCATCGACTTCGGCAGCGGCTGTCCGCGGTCCTGGACTATGCCGTCGCCCTCGGCCACGCGCCGGCGAACCCAGCAGCGAGCCTACGGCGGGCGCTGGCGCCAGTGGTGCGCACCGGCAGGCGACCGGCCGTGGCGACGCTGGAAGACGCCAGGGCGGTGCTGCAGGCCGCCGAGGCGGTGCCGGCACACCCGGTCACCCGGCTAGCTCTGCGGCTGCTGGCGCTCACCGCGGTGCGGCCAGGCGAGCTGCGCGGAGCACGATGGGAGGAGTTTGCCGGTCTGGACGGCCCCGAGCCGGTCTGGACGATCCCGGCCGACCGGATGAAGGGCACCGTGGAGCGACGGGCCGATACGCCCGACCATGTCGTGCCGCTGGCGCCGGCGGCCGTGGAGGCCCTGCAGGCCGTGCGATCGTTGACCGGCCGCGGGCCCCTGCCTTTTCCATCGTGGCGCCGCGCGCACCAGCCGCTCTCCGAGAACGCGATCGGCTACCTGATGCACCGTGCCGGATTCCAGGGACGGCAAACCGCCCATGGATGGCGCGCGACTTTCTCGACGGTGATGAACGATCTCCATCCTGGCGACCAGGCGGTGATCGACCTCATGCTGGCGCACGTGCCTGCTGGCGCAGTGGAACGTGCCTACAATCGGGCCCTGCACCTGGCGCGCCGGCGCGAGATTGCTGAGGAATGGGCCGGGATGCTGATGGAGGGGATGCCGCCGGCGGCCGAGTTGCTCAGGCTGCCGCGGAAATAACGGCCGGATCCGTGCAGCGCGTTCCTGGCGTTCGCCCCGAACTAGGGCAAGGCTTTCCCTAGGCAGTTATTCGCACACATACCTGTTGATGCTTAGGGACAAAACCCAGGTACTCGAAATGCCTTCCGCTTGCTGAAATATATTCCCTAAAAGCGCGGAATTCATGCTGGCGCCAGCCAGGATAATTAAAATATTCATCGAATACAATTACCGTTCCTGGGACTATCCTAGAGGAGCAGTTATCTAAAATCACCTTTGTAGAGCTATACAAATCACAATCAATATGCAGAAATGAGATAATACCAGGATGCGTTTCGATGAATGCAGGCAGCGTATCTCCAAACAATCCGGTAATTAACTGAACATTATCATCAACATCCGGCATTTTTTGGGCGAAGCTCCCAGCAGAGAAACCAGGGCGCCACGTTTCCGGAAGACCACCAAACCAATCGAAGCCGTAAACTTTATCAGGAACAATTAATTTTGCTATGTGGTTGATAGTCCTACCGCTGGCCACACCAAATTCAAGGGAAAGCCCGTCGAGACTTCGCCAAGAATTCGCAAGATCCAGTAATTTAAAATCATCCTCAGCTAGTTTGCATGCCATTAAATTCCTCTCGTAAAATCTCGCTGAATCCACTGCCGCCATAAAATCCGCCATAGACAACACATTATAGGACTCATTGAATTTCGAGAACAGACGAGACCACTCCGGCGCACCGGACTCTCGCCGAAAACGCCAGTAGCGTTCCATCACCTGATTTGGGACCAGTTTACGAACGACTCTGCGGATATTCATTGGAAAACTGCCGTCTCTCCGAACAGGGACGGAACGATACCAGCCTAAGCCATCCAGCGCCACCGCCAGAGCAGGGTCGTCTCGGAAGGGCGGTCAGCCATTGCATACCTCCCGCGCAGCATCGTGCATCGCGCGCCAGATGTTGATGATCTCAGCCGCGTCGTGCACCGGCACGAAAAGCCCCTCAGGATTGAGACAGACATCCGCCGCGCGCAGCCCGGCTCGGATCATCGTTGGCGTTGGCTCGCGAGGGATCGTCATTTGAAAATCAGGCATCGTCACCCTCTACCGCTTCGCCGCCGATACGGAGAGCCGACACCACCAAGGCAATCGGCCCCAGAAAAACCACGGCCATCCAGAATCGCCAGCCGGGGCGCCTGGTCGTTCCAACAAGCGGCTTTTCAGCCATGGGATTGCACTCCTTCGGGGAACCTTGGCCCCAAGTCGTTGAACAGCTTCCGGCGGCTGATGCCGTGCTTGGCCGCCACCTGTGCCGCGGTCATGGCTGGATCGCGCCAGTCCACCAGGGCGGCCTTGCGCTTGGCCGGCGTCAGTTTGTTGGGCCTGCCGCCCGAGCCGCCCGCGCTGGCGAGCACGCGTCGGGCATTCGTGGTGCGGTTGCGGCGGTAGACCAGTGCGGCTCGATCAGCAAAAGCCAGGGCGCTCGCCAGCCCTGTCGCGGCCTCGCATGCCGTGCAGTCGAACACCAGCCCGCCGCGCCCCTCTACCTCGGCCAGCCGTGCCAGCACGCCATCTCGATCCGCCGCTAGGCAAGCCGCATCAGCAACCGCGACCTCATCGCCAGGCCGCACGGCGCGCAGCAGGTAATCCCACGTGCTCGGTTCCGCCGGCTCGCCCGCACGCGGTCTGCCGCGGGTCCGCTTGGCTGTTTCTTCCCGGTGGATGCGCGATGGCTCAACGTCGGCCGCCACCAATGCGGCGCGCTGTTCCGCCACCGTCCGAAGGCCCCGCGCATCCCTGATCCAACCGTGACGCATGAGTGCATTTATCTGTTGTGCAATTTAACGCTTGCAGAGGACGGTTCGGTTCCCGTCACCACCACCGCCGACACGCTGGCGGATTTCGTGGCGAAGTGGGGCAAGCCGAACGAGAGCGACGACACCTACGCGCACTGGTATTCTGTGCAGACCCGGCCCGGTGCTCGGCGTGGCAAGCTCTATGTCGTGGATTGCGGCGACTTCCGCGCCGCCAGATTCGACGGCGAAGCCTGATTCTCTCCTGATAACCCCGGACAGCAAAAAGCCGGCCGAGGCTTCCCCCGGCCGGCTTTCGTGCGAGTCATGGTCAGTGCAATCGTTCCATGCTATGGCAGTGCATCGACCCTGGATGATGGGATCGGCGGCCAATGCGGCACCAGCAAGCGTTGCTATCTAAAGTGGCATCGTTTCTTGTAACGATTAGCGTTGTCGCGCTAATATCCTTGCTGTTGAGCGGACTGCTGATTTTAATCTGCCAAGATTGTGTATTTTTATAACTGCGCCGGCCATGTCTGAATACCGGTATGAAGGCCAGTGTTGAACGTCGTTCCTGTGCTGTCGAGAAGGCCGTATCCGGCCGTTATTCCACCTGCGCCGGAAGTATCTGTGGCCCCCCATAAAATCGACCCGAGGCAATCCGATAGTCCATTTGCGACGGCGGCGTTTCCTATGAGCCACGCCGTCTGCTGCGCCGCGGAATACATATTCCTCGAGGACCCCGTCTCGCCCACGACAAAGCATCCGCGATACCAGGACGCCGACCTTAACCCGGCAAAATCTTCCGGCGCCGGAGCGGCGCGCTCCGCCTGGTAGTAGGTGTGCATATCGTGAAAATCGACGAGCGGCGCCATACCCTGCGCCCAGGCATCCGTGATCTGACTTAGCTGGTCGCAGGCATGGGAAATCGTGAGTGGGATAGGTCCGATCACCGCTCGAATTGCGGAGCAAAAAATCGACATATCTGCCACCGCCGCAGGCACGCTTGTCCAACTCGACGGCGGAGACAGATTGACTTCGTTCATCGCGTCAATAAAGGCCACGTTCGGCTGCGTAGCCCATATTTTCGCCATTGCGACCGCCGCATTCGTGGCGGCAGACAATCCGGAGGCAAAAGTCACGGCCGGCTGATACCCAAGTTGTGGATTCAGGACCATGCCCTTGCTCAAAGCGTAGCTGCACAACTCGCCGATCTCAGAAGCCATCGTCGTCGTGCTGGGGAATGTGTAGCCGCCGTCGCTAAGGCCGTCTGTCGTGACCTGCAAACAGTTGATGCCAAGCGTCGCGAGATTGTCGATTGTGCGCCTGATCGTCGTCCAGTCCCATGTAGACCAGAACTCCGCCCAATACGGCCACTGGCCCATCCCCTGAAGGATGACGGCACCCTTGAGCTTGGTTGGCGTTCCGGCATGAAGCATCGTGCCGTAGGGCCGCGCACTTCCTAGTATCATGTGAATGCCACATGCGCTGCGGTCCAGTTGTAGCCGCACGAGTCCGACACGCCGGCAGAACCGGCAATCGGATTCGCGACGACCGAACCGTTAACGATCCATTTCGAGCTATACCAACGACCAGTGAAGGCCCCCTGCGACGCATCGATGACACCACTCTCAGAACCAATGATGATCGGAACTGGCGAACTTGGCGTCGAAACGGCCCCAGCAGGCGTGCCGGTGACGGTTGTCCCGAGTTGCGTCCATGTCGAGCCGTCGGTGCCATAATAAAAATTCGTGACCCCAGTCGTCGGCACAAGCGTCACCCGGAAATACGTCACGTTTCCGTTGCATGAGGACGGGACCACTGCCGAGGCAGTCGCCACTCCGACCCCTGCTCCATTGGTCCAGGCAATCGCGAGAATCCCGGTGGGCAGCAAATAGAAGATCGCCATCTGCCCAGGAGCGTTTACGGACCAAGATCCCACGAGATTATTTGTCTGCGTTCCGCCCACGATAAACGTCGGCATTTCCACGCATGTCTGGATTTCGAACAGGTTAGCCCCAGGATTGAAAGCCGACGCATAGGGGGCCGAGATGCTTCCAATGGTGCTCCCGCTCGGTGCGAATGTCCCGTAGTGCGCCACCCCTGCCGGCGTGGCGGAAGACTCGGACGAATAGGCTCCGGTGCCCACCGAATTGACCGCCGAGACCTCGTAGTAATAGGTCGTTCCGTTGGTCAACCCGGTGTCGAGATATGGCAGCGACACGTTTGACGCGATGGGCGTTGACGACTCGCCCCCCGGAGAAGTCCCGCGCTTGATCGTGTAGCCCGTCACCGCCGGGTTGGCCGTGACCGGGTTGCAGCTTACGGAAACCTGCTGATTACCGGCGCTCAACGTCAAGCCGGTCGGTGCGGATGGCGCAGCCGGCGCGGCACTCGGGACATAGCCGAGCGCGAGCGGAACGCCCACGATGTTATAGCCTACCCCGCGGATAGCCAGCGTGTCCTGCTTGCCGGCACTCGTGTTGAAGGAGGGCGCGGCACCACCTGACCAAACAACATTGGAGAATGTCGGCGCGAACCCGGCAGTGCCACCCTGAATGATGTCCACCGATATCACCTGTTCGACCCCAGCCATCGGCGATCCGATGGAAATGGTCCCGTTGCCGGTCAGCGTCAGTTCGTAAGCGATATTCGGTCCACCGTTGGGCGCAAACGCCAGCGTTCCGCTGGTAGATACCGTGAGCGAATTGACGACGGAGGTTGACCGATCAAGATTCGACATCGCTATTCCTCCACCCAGGAAGTGGCTGCGGTTGACCAAGCAAGGCTTACGGCTTCCTTGACTGCTGGCGATGACATCAAAATGGTCCCGCTTGCGCCGTCGATGGTGCCGCTCACTGTGACCGCCCCGGCGCCATATCGCTTGATCACAAGTGGTACCGCGGGATCTGAGCCAGATCCCGGCAGCGAAAGAGTGCAGGCGGCCGAGCAGTTGGCAATTACGAGCCCCGTCGTTTGGGTCAAAGATGCGGACGCGGTGACGATCGACGAGGCCTGACCACCAGCCGATGCCGAGATGACCCCGCTCCCACTGATGTTGATCGTCGATCCGTCTATTTTTACACCGCCGAGCGTGGTGGTGTTTGCTGTCGGCAGCGTATAGCTACCGCCGCCGCCCGGAGCGGAAATTACCCCGCTGCCGTTGATGACGATGGAAGATCCATCAATCTTCACGCCACCAAGCGTCGATGACGTCGCGGTTGGAAGCGTGTAACTGCTGCCCGGAGGCGCCGCCCAGCTCCCATCGGCCCGGAGAAAATTGTTCGTTCCGCCGCCAGATGCGGGCACCGCACCGGCCAGCGAGGAGGTAAACCCGTTGACGAGCGCGGTGAGCTGCGCGTTCGTCAGCCCACCAAAAGCGCCGCTGTTGTTGTATTGCACCTGCGCGCTGCTACCCCCCGGCGACGTGCTGCCGCTGCCGCTCGGAGGCGTGGCCCATGCGCCGTCCGCGCGGAGGTAATTCGCAGTTCCCCCCGCCGAGGTTGGCACGAGGCCCGCGGCGGAACCGGCGAAAGCGGCGAGACGGGAATCGTTGCCTGCCGCGACCGTCCCGGCCGATGTCCCCACGCTCAGCACAGCCGCACCGCCGAGCCCGAGATTGGTCCGGACGGTCGCGGCGTTGCCGGAACCGATGACATCCTGTTTCGTAGCGAACTCGGCATTGAGCGCCGCCGAAGTCAGTTCGGCGTTTTGCGCCCACGTTCCTGCGGTCTGAGCGTGAGCCGCTGACACCATCAGCAGGAAGAGAAAAATTGCGTGCAGCATTTTGTTTGATCCTGTCCAGTAATCCGCAACCAGCGCCGCGATTACGCCGCCAGCGCCGCCGCCTCCGCTTGCAGCGCAGCGAGGTCGAGGCCGGGCGGGGAGATCCATCGATTGTCGAGCCAGCTCGCGCTGACCGTCGCGTAGATGGCCAGCCCGAAGCGTGCCAGCGCCGCCCAGGTCAGCCGCCGGCGAAGGCCCCAGGTGACCAGGTCCACCCCGTCGGGGTCGTATCCCATGGCGCAGACACGATGATCACCCCACAGCGGGGCGTCACTGACGTCCCAGATGTCAGCGTCTTGCCAGCCCTCCCGCAGCGCCAGGTCGAGCTGCAACGGACCCAGGAACGCCAGGGCGGCCCGCACGTGGGCCTCATTGGCCGGGTCGATGGCGCTGACGAAGGGAATGTCCAGCCACACGTCTCCCCATTCGACCCCACGGCTCGACCAGGCCGCCGCGGCCACGTCGCTGCGCAGGCCGAGGTCGTTCGCCGGTGTGCCATCCCATCCCCAGACCCGGTAGAGCGCACGAGCCATGGCACCGGTCGGCCGGCGGGTGTCGCCGCCGGCGATCGCGCGGCGGGCCTGGATCGAGCGCAGTGCACCACAGGCGACGCAGTTGCCGACCTGGTCGTTGTCGAGCGGGTCGCCGTCGTAGATGGCGACGCCGGTGCGGGCCTCGGCGACGGCCGCCCAGTCGCGTTCCGCGGGCGGCTGAAGGCCTCCCAGCACGGTGCGGAGGTGCCCGGACGGCTCCCCGGGCACGTGGACGAGGCCGGTGCGGAAGTCAAACACACATCGCCTCCACCTTTGCGAGCGCCGCCAGACATGGCCGTTCGGCAGCGAGGATCATGCGCGCGACCTCGACCAACTGCGGCCTGATCGCCGATGCCGCCGCCGCGGCCGCGTCAAGAAACGGCTGCTGCTGCCATGGCTGCAAATCGTCCCAGGTGCCGTGCGGCAGCAGCGCGCCAATGCCCTCCATTGTGTGTTTCCGATAGAGGGCCTTGGCGACGGCAAGACGCAGCGCGGTCACTTCGCGCCATACCGCGCCATCGCCTCGGCCAGCGTCATCGCCGGCAGCGCGGCGACGGCCGGCGAAGCGATCATCGGCGCACCCACCAGGCCGGCGGACTGCGCGATAAATGGCAGCAACGCATCCAGCGCGGCCAGCGCGAGGCTGGCGGCGGGGATGGAGGCCACCAGCGGCGCGGCGACGGGCACCAAGGCTTTCACAGCGTCATAGGCCTGCTGCGCCCACCCTGCGCCCGCGGCGGACGGATTGGCGGCGACGGCGGCACCGGCGGCGGCGATCTTGTTGGCCCAGTCCTGGATCTGCGCGGTCATCGCCGACGCAGGCAGGACGGAAACGAAATCGCGGGCCGCGTTGCCCGCGGCAACGACATACTGTGCCCTTTTGGACATGGTTGTGCCGGCGCATGCAACCAGCGGAGCCAGGGCAACGGCGGCGAGCAGATGACGGCGGAACATGGAAACCTCGTTGTTGTGTAGGCGTGACGAAAGACGAAAGCCGCTGCAGCCCTGTCAGGCGGCAGCGGCGACCAGGGACGGCGCAGGCATGGCCGGACGTGCGATCGACACGTTCGGGTCGGTGACCAGCAGGCCGCTGAACTCGTGTTCGACGAGGGCGGCGACCGCGTCGGGCGTGATGCCGGCCAGGGTCAGCATCGGGCCGAGCGCGGCGATCGCGGTGTTGGCGCCGTGCGCGAGTGCCGCGTTGCGCACGTCGGCCTGGCCGATCGTCGCGCCCTGCCTGGCCAGGAAGCCGTAGGCGGCTTTCGCGCCGAGCTGCGCGGCCGCGGTGATGGTGGCCTGCTGCTGATCGGTCAGCTCGATGTGCAGACGCTGGCGGATCAGAAGCACGACGTACGGCACGGCAGCCGTCATGGCCGCGGCGAGCAGGGCCAGCAGCGCCTGCACCACGGGGGTGAGGTCAACAGTCATCCGAGATCCCTCCGAGAGGATGCGGCGAGGCCTCGCCGCGAGGTCGCGTTGCGATTCAGGCGATCGCGGTGTGCACCACGCCCATCAGCCGGCGGAACCAGCCGAGGCCGAAGCTCGCGACGGTCGATGTCAGCGCGTAGCGCACGGCCCGCCTGGCGGCGATCTCCATCACCAGGCCGGAAAGGTCGTTGGCATGGCGCGCGACCGCCGCCATCGTGGCGGGTCCGATCACGCCGTCGACATGGACCTCGAGCGCTGCTTGCAGATCGCGCCCGGCCGCGCCGAGGCCCTGGTTCCAGGCCTCATCGGCGACGATCGCCGCGACCGGCTGGGGTTGCGTGTCGCCGCAGATGCAGTCCCACACATCATGACGGAAGATCGCGAGCGCCCCGGCACGCGAGAGACTGGCGATATCCAGCGTCGGATAGGCAGCGGCCGAGACGCCGAATTTCGAGCCGACCAGGCGACCGACACCGACGGCGCCGCCGGTCCAGTTGCCACGGTCAGACGCGGTGAGATCGAGGGTCGCGCCTTCGGCGCCGACGATGGCGGTGAAGATGGGATTGATGTCAGCCATTTCGTGTCGCCCTATTTCCACCACCCGAAATGGTATGCCGCGGCGGTGCCGATGGCGCCGAGCAGCACGGGGAGGATGGCGCGAACCCCGTAATCGAGCGTATCCGCTATGCCGCTGTGCCGATTGATGCTCGAATAGATGTTCTCGATCATGGCAGTGATTTTCGCAAAACCATCATCTACTTTGGTTTCAAGGCGTAGCAAGCGGTCATTGGTGGAACGATCGATGCCGGACACCTGGCGCTCGAGTGCCGATTGTCCGCCTTCCAGCTTGCCGATTTTTTCAATGATGCTGGCGAGCTGGGGAGAAACCGAGTCGCTAAATGTCTCGTTCTGCATTTGGAATTTTCCCACATGGCGGACGCGCCGCGGCTTTGGTGCCAAGCGTCGCAATGATCGGCGTCGACGTTTGTAGGTTACGGGTCGAGGAACCTCATCTGACATCCTGAACGCGTGATAGAAAGAAGCCAGCAGTCGCAGCAGCCTCCGCGAGACAACAGATGAATTCTGGGTTGGTCATCTCGCGGTGCGGTACCGAGATTTATCCGAGGAGATGGGTCGGATCGTCGAGATGGCTTTGGTCGAGGGTGAACGGTGAGGTGGACGGTGCCGATCCGGTCACCCAACAGAACACGCCATCCTTCCAGGTCCAATAGTAGACCTGGCCAGAAATCGGCGACGACGGCGGCGGCGGAACCCAGGCCGGGCCCGGCGGCCCGACGGCGATTACCACACCCTGCACGATGGCCGTGCCGATCGGTTGCACGGTCAACCAGACCTGCGCCGTCTCGCTGCGGCCGTTGGCAGTGGCCCAGGTGAGTGAGACCGCGTAAATCGTGCCGATGGTGCCGCCGAACAGCCATGTCGTCAGGACCGGCCCCGGCTCCGGCTGAACCGTGATCGCGAAATTGCCCGCTGCGCCAGCGGTGGTGAAGATCGCCGAACAGCTTTCGATCGTATCGCCGTCAAGGTCGGCGAGCCAGTTGCGCAGATCAAGCGAGAAGTCGAGCGTCGAGAAAGGCGTCTTGATGCCCCAGCTTAGCTGGGCGTGCGGCGGTCGGGCGGCGCGGCAGTATTCGACCGTGCGCGTCTTCGATGGGGTCATGCAAATCGCCCTTCGGCTATGTCCCGGCGGGATAGGCCGGCATTGCCGGCAAAACGGTGGCACTGGATGTGCCCGCCGCGATCGGCCGCAGCGCGGCACGGTAGGATTGCCACTCCGCAGGCAACGGAATCCCATGTTCATAGCAGCGAAGCACGGTGACGTCCGAGGCATCCAAGGCCGCCCTTGCCGCGGGCACCAGCGTCGGGCCAGGCGGCGAGCCTAGCATCAGCACGCCGTTGCTCACCGTGCTCCAAGGCCCCGCCGCGGCGGCATGCTGTTCGGTGCACGGTATCGCGCCGGCGGGCAGCGTGCCGTCGGGCGTGTAGCCGGAGCCAGTGACCATCGTGCCGTTGGTGGTCACATAATATGTTTCGCTCATGCTCGCCTCACGGGTAGGGGAAGAACAGCGCGGCGGCCGTATAGGTGGCGCCGACGCCCGGGCTGGTGCCGCAGGCAACGGTGTAGGTCACCGTAACCGGCGTGTTCGCCGCGACCACCAACATGCCCTGGTGCGCCTGGCTGATCACGGTTGCGTCGGCCGAGACCGACGTGCCGTTGATGGTGAGCACGGAGCTGACGGTCGCCGAGCCCTGCGCGCTCAGGTTCAGATAGCCGAAGGCGACCACGACACCCGCCATCAACGGGGTGAATGCCACCGACTGTGCGCCGCTGTAGTTCAGACCGAGCGTAATTCCCTGCGCGCTGCGCGACACCAGACTCAGCATGGTGTCGCTTTTCGCCCGAAACAGCGCCCGCAGCGCAGCCAGCACCTGACCCGTGTTCGCCCCGGTATTGTCGGGAGATATGCCGGCGGCGACGAGGATCGCCATCAGCTCGGCGACCAGAATATTCCAATCATCCGGGCCGAGATTACTGACGTTCACGCCTACGCCAGGCGCGCCATTGTACGCATAGCCAGGGGTTCCGACCGCAGCCGCCGGCGTCGGCAGTGTGGTCGGGCCCTGCGAGCCGTTCGCTAGCAGTCGCATTGCACCCTCATCCGTACTTGAACCAGAGCACGCCGTGGCCCGGCGCGAGCTTGCGCAGCCGGCACTCGCATTCGGTGCCGTTGATCGCCCAGAACGCCTCGCCGAAGCGCGACTGGCCGAAAGTGAATCGGCGCACCGATATAGACGGCGCATTGACCTGCCACGCGAACCGCCAGGCCGTGGTGAGCAGCGGTGAGCCAAATGGCTTCCCGAACTGGAACACGTCCCAGGTGGTGATGGTGATCGGAACGCCGAGCGCCGCGGCGACGGCGACGAAATATGCGGCGCTCTGCCCGCCCGGGCTGGCGGAGATCTTGGCGAGCAGTGCAGCGCGGCGTTGCGGCACGGTGGCATTCGCCGGCGAACAGGAATCGGGGAGGCCGTAGTCGGTTTCCCAGTCGGGCAGGAGCTGCTCGGCCTGCGCCGGATCGCTCTCGACCTCGAGTAGCAGCACACAGAGCGCGTGGAAGGCATAGAGGCAGTCACCGACGGCGGCGCACAAGTCGGTCAGCGTCGCACCGGCGCGGCGTGTCCAAGCTCGCCCGCGCGGCAGCAAGCCCTGCACGCCGGCGCGGAAATCATCTGCCGTGAGGGCGGAGAAAATCGCCATGTCAGGTGAACACCACGGTTGGCGGCGCCGGCAGGTGGCCGGAGGCGAAGGTCACGTCGGCGGCCGGCACCACCAGGTCGTAGGACTCGATCCGCGCCGCGCTGTCGATCGCCGCCTGGATCATGCTGAGATAAAGGATGCCCGGGGTCTGCGTCGGGAACAGCGCGCCCGGCACGGGCTGGGTGATGCCGTCGCCGGCGGAGGCGCCGCCAGGCGGCACGGAGGCGACCAAGGCCACCAGCGCCACCTGCACGGCCGCCCTGGTGGCGCTGTCGCCGGGCACCATACCGTGGATGGTGATGGTGAGCGCATCGGTGGTCGGGGCGAGCACCTGATAACTGCCGATCACCGGGGCACGAGCGGCGACATAAGCCTGCACTGCGGTTAGATCGGCCGTCAGCGGCACCGGGTTGACGCGGGTATCGATGGTGAAGGTCACGTCGCACGAGCCGGCGCCGCGGTTGTTCGGGTACACCCAGGCGCGCGTCGGAACACCGGAAGCCTTTGCCCACTGCCAGAAATCGGTGATGCAGCCGCCCTGTGGAGGCTGCTGGATGCGCGCCAGTCCGCGCGAGCGGAAACCAGCATCCGATTCGGCGTCGAGGCCGCCGGACAGGCCGTTGCCGTCCACCGCGGCCTGCGGCTGCACGCCGGCGATCGCCGACACCAGGTTCAGCACCGCCCCCGCGGCGAGGTTGCCCGCGGATCCCGCCGTGCTGCAGTTGATAAGCACCGACACGGTGCCACCGATGCCGATCGCGCCGGCCGCCGTGGTGACAAACTGCAGGGCCTGGTCGGAGGTCTGCAGCCGCTGGCCGGCGGGGATCACCGTGGTCGCGGTGCCGATGAAAATGCAGTTGCCGCTCGCCGCCACCGCCTGGATGCGCGCGAGCGCGTAGTCAGCAAGTCGGCGGTCGAGATAAGGCGCCTCGGCCGAATCGATGAATAGCTGCCGACTCAGCCAGCCCAGGGCGCGGCAGCACAAATAGACCGCACCGGCGAGCGCATCGGCGATCGTACCGACCACGCTTCGGCGCAGGGTCTGATCGAACCCGGGCAACCGAGCAGCAAAATTACCGCGGAACTGCGTCCGGAGCGTTGAGAGCGCGGGCAGGGACAATGGCATCAGGAATTCCGCCAGGCCGTGGTGAACTGCGTGGAAGCGCCTTGCTGCTCGATGACGTTCAGCAACTCGATCCATCCCTGGCGCGGATAGGACGCGGTCGAGCTGACGGCACCGGCGACATTGTCGTCGCGCATCCATTGCAGACTGGCCGCGCCGTAGCCCTGCGCCTTGACCAGGGTTGCGTCGGTCTGCAACGCGCGGTCGAGCAGCCATAGGCCGGAGCCGATATAGTCGGGCAGCGCCGTCGCATCGGTCGCCGCCGGGTCGACCGGCATGTCGCCCCACCAGCCACGCCGATCACTGGTGCCGTCTGGGATTTCGTCGCCGGGCTGGGCCAGCGCGTCCGAAAACAGCGAGACGATGGCAGCAGTTTGCAGCCCCTCGTCGACCTGCAGGTCGCCGTTGACGATCTGCAAATCAGCCTCGCCGAGCGCCGCGTTCCATATCAATGCGATATCGGCCATCGTTATGTGCCCGGATTAGGAGCGCCAGTGTTTCCGCCCTGCGGGTCGGCATGATTGTGCGTGCCAAGCCCGACCTGGTCGGAACCGCCGTAACCCTGAATGACCTGGCCGGTGACGTGCAGGTCGCCGGTGATCAGCGTGGTGACGGCGGTGATCTCGACCGTTCCGGTGTTCCGGAACACCACCTGGCTGGCACCGCGCTTGAAGCCGAATTCCCCCGCCGCCAGATCGCCGATCTGGTCGCCGGCGACGGTGTCGCCACCGAGTGCGACCAGATGGTCGCGGCTGCCGAGCACCTGCAGCACCGCCACGTCGGAGCCGCCGGCCGGACTCGCCGAATAGCCCGGCGGCAGCAGCAGCTCGACCTGGTCGATGGTCTCGCCCTCGAGGCCGGTGAGCTGCAGCAGCGTGCGTGGGCCGACCGTCGAGAGCGTCACGGTGCCGCGGGTGACCTGCGAGCGCATGCGATCGCTCATTGGCCCCCCGCGCCTTGCCAGTTCGGGCAGTTGCCGCCGTGGCCCTTGCCTTTGTGCTTGTGCAGCTTCACCTGGCCCGGGTCCGGCGTGTAGGCCTGCACCGGCGCCACGTGCAGCGTGGTGGTGCGCCCGGTGCCGGCGGCGAGGGCGAATTCGACGCGGGCGATCAGCAGGTCCTGGTCGACGCCGAGCGTCGGGCTGGTCACTGCGATGATCTGGTTGCGCTGCCACAGCGAACCGTCGGCCTGCCGCCAGCCGGCCACCGTGATGTCGGCCGACACCGAATGTCCGAAGGCCGCCTGGCGCAGCCAGTTGGCGCGCATCTGCATGCCGGCGAGCGTGAGCTGGCTTTCGGCGAGCACCACGCGCGGCCGGTAGCGTGGCACGTCGGTGTCGTAGGCGACCACCCGCATGCTGGTCTGCACTTTCGCGCCGGCCGCCGGCGAGGATGGGCCACCGACACCGCCGGCGCCGCCCCAGGTCTGCCCTCCGCTCTTGGCGACGCCATGCTGCCCCTTGACGATGTATTCGGAGAACCGCCCCTTGCTGGTCAGCTTGGCGCTGCCGCGCTGGATGTTCTGCCCCTCGACCAGGCTGCCGGCAGCGCGCGTACCGCCGGCGGTGGTGAGCACCAGGCGGCCCTGCGCGTCGTCGCTCAGCAGCACACCGGCCATGCGGCCGAGCCGCTCGAGGAAGGTGAAGGCGGTTTCGCATCGCTCGAACTGCGCGTTGTCGAAGGTCCAGGTCTCCGCGTCCGGCGCCTCGACCACCACGTCGATGCCGAACAGCGCCGCGATGCTGCGCGCGATCGCCGCCAGCGGATAGCCGCGGAACTGACCGCTTGGAATGTCCGGCGTGCACTCGAGCAGGTCCATGGTCTTGCTCTTGCCGGTGATTTGCGTGCTGTGCTCGGCCGGCCCGATGCGCGGGTCGTAATCCTCGACATAGCCGGTCAGGATCACCTCGTCGTCGATCAGGATCTGGCAGACCGCGTAGGGCAGGATCTGCCAGGGCGTCTCCTGACCGGTCCAGCGCTCCGACACCTCGAGGTGGAAGTCGCTTACGCAGCGGTCGATGCCGTGCGACACGCGGACGGCCTGCCAGCCCTCGTAGCGGCGGCCGTTGATCAGCAGGGTGAGGCGGTCCGGGGCCATGTCAGGCCGCCGCCAGCAGCGCCGCGCCGATCGGCGGCATGAACAGCGGGTGGCTCACGTCGTTGAGCTGCTCGAGCTCGCCGGCGCGGGCCGGGTCCTGGTAGAGGCGTTGCGCGAGCGCAAGCGAAGGCGTCGCGTCGCCGGCGGCGTAGCTGCCGAGCGTCGGCAGAGATTGCGCGCGGGCGATCATGTCGGCCATCGCCAGCGCCTTCAGGCCTTCCCAGGCCCGGAAGAGATCGTCGGCGCCGAGCTGGGCCGCCAGGTCGCTTTGCGCGTCCATCAAGCCGAGCAGTTGCGTGCGCGCGTCGGCGGCGGCCTGCGCGTATGGCCACACCACCGAGGCGTAGACCTGCGCCAGGGCCGCCACGGCGTTGCCCTGCACCGACTGGACCACCAGCGCCTGCTGCGCCGCCAGCGCCACGCCCAGGGCTGTCGTCGTGGGGATTGCGGGGAGAGCGGCGCCCCACGTGGCCAGGCCGGCCAGGCCTCCGGAGAGGTCGGCTGGCCCATCGATGGTGAATGGCGTGCCGGTGACGGCATCGGTGGCGGCGGTAGACGGCGCGGCGCCGTCGATGATGTTGGCTGCCATCGCCTGCGTCGCCGCCTGCACCGCTGCCGCCGTCGCCGGCGCGTCGGTTGGTGCGGCGCTGACCATGCCGATCGTGTCGGCGAGGCCGAGGATGGTGCCGGCCGGCAGGCCCAGCATAACCCCGGCCGCCTCGGCGAGCAGCGCGGCCGGCGCCTCGATGGCCAGCACCGCGAGCGAATAGGCCGCGCAGAGGATCGGCAGCGCCGAGTGGAGTGCCCCGAGCAGTGACGAGGCGGTGTCAGCGGTGAACAGCGGGCCGGGGATCGGGCCATCGAGCGCGAAGTCGAGTTCGAACTGGCAGAGCCCGAACCCCTGGACGAACCGTTCCGACCAGGTCAGCACGCCGCTGCGGCAGGTCATCGGCCCCATGGTGGGGTGGATGAAGGTGGCCGCCGTGTCGTAGCCCTCGCAGGCATCGATCAGGGCGTCGCGGGCATCGATATAGGCGTCGCCCTCGGCCTCGACGACGAAGGCCGCCAGGCGGAATTTCCGCGGCAGCTTGCCGATGTCCTCGAGGTAAGGCGTGTCGCGCAGCGGGAATTCGTGGTCGATGCGCCGCCGGCCGCCGGCGCCACGGGCGCTGTCGACGTAGAACGGAACGCCGCGGAAGGAGGCCGGCAGCAGGCGCGCGCGCGAGCCGAACAGGTCGGACACGGCGGCCAGCGCGGCGCCGGCGATGGCAAGGGTACCGGACATCTAGTTGACGCCCACGACGCCGGCCATGCTGTAGCCGACATCGGTCTGAGGTTGAGCAACGTCGCCGGAGGCCTCGCTGCGCGTGGTCATGCCGGGCGGCGCGTTCTTGAACTCGACCACCGTTTTCACCTGGCCCTCGACGCGGGCCGCCGGAGCAGCAGCGGCGGCACCGCCGGCGCGGTAGGGGCTGGCGATCGGCGCCGGCACATTGTCGTTGGCGTTGGCGCCCACCGTCGGCGCCACACCGCCGAATTCCGCGTTGCTGCCGACCGCGTTGCCGATCGAGGTGACCACGCCACTGGCCGCGCGGGTGACCTTGTTGTTGGTCATGAACTCGACCGCGGCCTTCAGGTTATCGAGGATCGGCTTGATCTTCTCCCAGGCCTGGGAGAATGCGGCCGTGATGCCGCCCCACAGGTTGATGAAGAACTCCTTGATCGCGCCCCAGTGCTCGTAGATTTCGTAGGCGGCGAGGCCGAGGGCGCCGACGGCGGCGAGGATCGGGTTCGCCCATGCCAGCGCGGCCAGCCCTTTCAGGATGCTGGTCAGGTTACCGAAAATGCTGATCGTCATGCCGACCGAGGCGATCAATGGACCCGCCAGCACGCTGCCGATCAGCAGAAGGCCGCCGTGCAACTGGCTCACCGTTCCGCCGAGGCTCAGGATGGTGCTGCCCCAGGAGCGGAATTCTTCACTGATCGCCTTGATGTCAAGCGACTTGAACCAGCCGGCGAGCTCTTCGACCTTGGCCGCCAGGCCCTGGGCGATCCAGTCGCGGTTGGTGGCGATCCACTGCGTCATGGCCTCGATGATGGGCTGCAGCACCGGCGCCAGCTTGGCGCCGATGGCGTTCGAGAATCCGGTGACGGCGGTGGAAAGGTTGATGGTGGAGTGGTGGTAGGCTTCGAGGTTCTCGCGGTCCTGCGGGCTGAAGGCATAGCGCAGGCCCTTGGACGCATCGGCGAACTGCTCCAGACCAGCCGCGCCCTGGGTGAGCAGCGGCAGCATTTCGACGCCGCCGCGTCCGAACAGCGCCATCGCCATGCGCGCACGCATGGCCGGGTCGGTGGTGTTCTTGAAGGCCTCAGCCAGGCGCGGAAGGATGTCGCCGGCGCTGACCATATGTCCGTTGGCGTCGCGCGTGGCGATGCCAAGATGCCTGAACAGCGCCGAGGCATCCTTGTTCTTGCCGGAGGCGACATCGCCGATCGCGCGGTTCAGGCGGTTGAGCCCGGTGCCCATGCTTTGCACGTTCACGTCGGTCATCCGCGCGGCGTAGGACAGCGAACCAAACTGCGAGGCCGACATGCCGGCCTGGATGGCTGACTTGTTCAGCTCGGCAAAGCTCTGGCTGACGTGCTCCGTCAGTGAAAAGACCCCCGCGAGCGATGCCCCGGCGCCCAGGCCCGCAAGCGCGGGCATCAGCGAGGAGATCGAGCCGCCCACGGCACCGATCGAGCCGCTGAGGTTGCCGAAATGCCCGCGCAGGATCCGCACATGGCCGGCCAGTGCGATCCACGGCCGCGGATTGGCGGCGTGCTCGATCTCCTTGCCGGCTTTTTTCGCGGCATCGCCGGCGCCCTTTATGGCGGTGCCGGCGCCGCGCGCGCCGCTGCCGGCGCCGTGCGCGCCCCGCTCGGCCTCGCCGAAGGCCGCGCGCACCACGGCACCCATGCCGGCGGCGTGCTTGCCGATGCTGTCGGTGAGCCCCGACAACCCACGCATCGACGCGGCGATTTTGCCGATCGGGCCGGAGGCCAGATCGCGCCCAACGACGTCTGCGTTGAAGACGGATGCGCTGTCGGCCATCAGGCTTTGGCCTCAAGTCGGGTGATGCGCTCGGCCTGCGCGAGGTATTGCCGGAGCCGTCGCGGCGGAAGCGCGAGGATATGGTCGAAGTCGTGCCACAGCCGCGCGCATTCGAAGTAGCGGTCTAGGAGCTGCTCGGCGCCGCCCCACCCGTGAAAAAACCCGCCACGATCCCCGCGCATGCCGACCAGTCGCCGAAGCTCATCGCCTGCACGGAGGTCTCCGGCCAGCCGGCCAGGCGCGCGATCATCCGCGTCATCGCCTTGCCGTCGATCGAGGTCTCGCCCTCGCGGCCGAACCGCATCGGGAAACCGGCCTCGGAGATATCGAGGCCGTTGCCCTCACGCAGCGACACGGAGGTAACCATCTGGCCGAGCACCTGCACCGGCCGCGACAGCAGCAGGGCGGCGGGCAGGCTCTCGGCCGCTGGGGACGCGTCGCTCACGCCAGGATCTCCCGCGCTGGATCACCGGCGAACTTCAAGCCGCTGATCTTGCCCTCGTGGATCTTCACGCTGGGCTGGTCGATCTGGCTGGCATTCGGCAACAGCCAGGACTTGCCGTTGTTCATGCGCACCTGGATCGGCACGCCTTTCGCCGCCATCAGCGCGGTCACGGCCACCTGCGGACCGTCCAGCGCTTCGAATTCGATTTCGCCCGCCTGGATCTCGGTGGTGTAGCCAGCGACGCCATTGCTGGACAGCACCACCTTGCGCGTCTCGCCGCCCGGCTTGACGGTGACTTCGGCGGAGACCTCGTAGGTGGCGCCAGCCACAAACAGCGAGGATATGCCGCCGCGTTCGATCTGGGCCATGCCGCCCGCTCCTTATCCGTTTAAGTGTGTGGGATTGGTACGGCTTTCGCGGCGCAAGGGCGCCGCTGTCGCCGATACAGGGCAAGCCTTACTGGCTTGCCTGGGCCTGCAGGTGGAACTGGGTCAAAACGGCGAACACGCGCAGCCCGCCGACATAGTATGGGTCGAACAGCGTGTCGACGCGCGACGGATCCTGCGAATTGCGCTGCACGATCAGCCCCCGGATGAACAGGTCAGGCCTTTCCACCCAATTGCTGGCGACCATGCTGTTGTAGTCGGCAATCATCAGGCTCTTGATGACGCCCGGCGTGACCACGACGGGCGTGTCGCCGTTCGGCGTCGCCGCGATCGGCGTGCCGTCGTCGGCCAGCAGGGCGCGCGGCAGTTGCGTGGTGACCGCCGCCTTCAGCCGCCGGATCACTGCCATCGACAGATACATCGTCTCGGTGTCGAGATAGGACGTGTCCGACTGGCCGTAGCGGTTGCTCTGGTAGGTGGTGACCGCGCGCATGCACTGCGGGCCAGAACCGGTCGGCTTGTCGAGCGCGATGCCGACGGAGAGCAGCGCCTGCGCGCTGGCGAAGCCGATGTCCTGGTCAGGCCTCTCGCAGAGCACGCCATAAGCCAGCAGGGTCTGCAACGGCCGGTTCGGCTGCGCCTTCAGGCTCGGCACCGAGGCGCCGAGGCGCGCCGCGCCGCGCAGGAACGCCGGAGAGGGGCTGGAAGAGGTGACACCGAGCACGGTGAGGTGCTGATCGTTCAGCGCCGCGCCGTAGCTCTGCAGGTTCGCTACCGTATCCTGCTTGGCGGTCCACACATGGCCATAGACCTGCGCGGCGTAGCTCCATCGGCCGGACGTGTCGTTCATCAACGCGCTGGTGAAGCCGAGCGAAACGGTGTCGCTGTACGGGCTGTAGATGAAGTCGAATGCCGCGCTGCCCAACCAGGTGGAGATGTTGGTCAGCGACGGATCGGTGGCGCCGCCGGTCATGGCGACGATGGTGACCGTGAGTCCGGCCGGGGTCACCTGGCCGCCCTTGCCGCCAAGGCGGTTCAGCAGGATGGACATCTGATTTCCGACCGTGCCGCCGTTGGTGGCGGTGAGCGGCACGCTGCCGCTGCTCACCGTGCCGGGGCCCATCGGCAACGGCGCCTGGGCAGCGGCCAGGGTGATCGCCGCGGCCACGTTGGTGGCGATCGCCGCGGCCGCCTGGCCGCTGGTGACGCCGACCTGGATGTCGGTTCCGGCGAGGGTCAGGAACAGGGTGCCGTTGACCGACGCGGTGCCGGCGATGGTGATGCTGCCACCGGCCTTGGTGGCGCCGCCGGCGTCCGCCAACGGCAGCGCCCACACCTCGCCCACCGGATCGTTCGCCTTGTAGGCGGCGATCATCGCCGTGAGCTGCGAATCGTAGCCGTACTGCGAACCCGCCCAGTCGGTCGAGGCGACGAAGCTCGGCACCGGCGTGGCCGGCACGCTTGCGCTGGCCTGGCCCACGATGAGGGTGCGCTGCACGGGCTGCGAGCTCGCCGCCTGGGTGGGATCGAACTCCGCGTAGAACAGCGGCACCCGGAGATTCGGCGGGATATTGCTGAAGACGATGTCGGACATGCCTGCCTCTGTCTATGGAGTGGCGAGAGTCACGCCGGCGCTGATCGGCGGCGTGCCGTTGGGCGGGGTGGTGGTGAAATTGACGCCGCCGAGCTGCTGCACGACGCGCGGGGGGTAGATTTCGCGCCAGGTGCACTCGACCAGCAGCCGGCCATCGCCGACGGCCTGTTCGGCTTCCGGCTTGAACGCCCGCACCACGCGCGTGCTGCTGATGTTCTGCACCAGGCGGAGCCATTCGCTGTCGCGGAACAGGCAATCCTTCACCTGCGCGATCAGGGCGTCGACGCCGGCGACGACGTCCGCGCGTCCGGCGCGGCGCACCAGCGCCTGCACGATGATCTGGCAGGTGACGTCGAAGGCCGGCGCGGTGCCGGCGCGGCTGGCGGTCGCCCCGCTTTCGTCGGCGAACACGCTGATGAGCTGGCCGACGCTGCTTTGGATGGCGTCGATCCGCTCATCCTCGACCGGCACCTGGGCGCCATCGAGCACCAGGCCATAGGCCCGCAGCGAGGCCACCGCCGCGCGGCGGACGCGGGTGGTATGATCTTCGGTCGGCGTGATCACTGGCTCACCGGATCGGGCGGCAGCGGAGCGACACTAGCCTGCGCGTCGGTGCGCCAGCGCAGCCGGCACATCGCAGCGCCGACGCCGTCTGGATGCACTTCAGTGATGACGTAGGCGATGCCGCGCAGCAGCAGCGCATCGCGCTGGGCCGGCTGGCCGGGCCATTGCGACAGGCGGATGGAGATTTGCGGCGTGATCTCCACGACCTCGGCCCCGTCCTGGAAGCGCACGTCCTTCGCATTGTCGAAGAACTTCACCGGCACCCGCCAGGCGATTCCGCCCACGGGTGTCCAGAGCGCCCACTCACCGAAAGCGTCATCGGCGGCGGCCAGGACGGTGGCGTCGAGATCGATCACGGCTCAGGCGGCCGGAGCGGCCTGGCCTTCGACGTGGCCAAGATTCTGCAGCTCGGCCGCGTGCTCGGACGGCAGATGCACGACGTCGCCTTCCAGGAAGACGTGCGCCGTGCCGCCGGTGTGGACGGTGACCCCGGGGTTCACCGTCACCGGGGTCTTCTGGATGGTATCCATTGCGGTTCTCCGAAAGGAAGAGAGCGCTTTCGGCAGCGCAAGGGGGCGCTGCCTGTCGCTTGCCTCGCCGCGCCGGCCCAGGGCCGGCGCGTCTGGTCTACGCGACCTTCGCGGCGAGCAGCGCGTTGACGCGCGAGGGAACCACCAGCGGCGCGCTCTGCATCAGCAGGTGCCGGCGGCTCGGGTTCTTCTCCACCCAGGTCTTCGGCGCAAAGGCCAGCGCCCCATAGGCGAAGTCTTCGTCCATGATGGCGCCAAACGCTCGCACGCCCTCGAGGCTGCGGCTGCCCATCAGCACGTAGTTCGCCGGCAGCATCGGCGTCTCGTAGGAGAGCGTGACGTTGCTGGCCGCCGCGGTGGTCACCGGGGAGGTCGAGGCGATGGTGACCGTCGAGCCACTGACCGCGCTGACCACGCTGCCGGCGGCGATGCCGTTCGCGGTGCCCTTGGAATCGGTGGTCGCCAGCGTCGCGCCGACCGCGATCGTGCTGCCGGCCGGGACGGTCAGGGTGCGGGTGCCGCTGCCCCACGTGCAGTTCATGGCCTGGTCGACGAACCAGTCGTTGTAGACCCACAGGCGATACTCGCCCCACACACCCTTGAACACGGCGCCCTGGATCGGTGCCGTGCCGCCGAACTCGATGCGCGAGTCGCCGGAGCGCTGGTACCAGACACTCTGCTGCACGCGGCTGTCGAGCAGGAAGAGATCGAAGGACTCGGTGGTGAACACGATGTCGGTCGGCGCCACGCCGCTCTTCTGCAGCACCAGGCGCGCCCAGGTCTCGATCCACTGCGTCGGCGTCGGGCTCGAGGTCGCAGTCCAGGGCGAGTTGGTGCCGGCGGAGCTGATATCCACGCTCAGCGCCGCGTCGCGGTTGAAGTTGAGCTGCACGGTCTCGAAGCCGTCGCCGCTCACCGTATAGCTGCCGTAGGTCAGCGCATTCGCCGCCATCCACTCGAGGCGCCGCTGCACCATCTGCACCTGGTCTTCCATTTCGAAGGCCAGGTTCTGGGAGATGCGCTCCTCCGCCGACAGCGCGCCGCCGATGCGCTCGCCGATCGCACGCATCACCGGCTTGCGGAAGTCCGGCGTGCGCAGATCCTTAATGTAGGCAGGGCGGAAGGTGTTGGTCTGGAACTTGCGCCCCTCGACCGGCTTGCCCTCGACCAACGGGGAGACGAACGGCGCCATCCGGCGCAGGCCGACATCGACGTCGATCGATACCAATTCCGTATCGAACTCGATCGTGTTGGGGAAGAAGGTCTGCAGCAGAAACTGGCTGGGAAGCTTCAGGTTTCGCACCACGTGCACCAGCACATTGGTGTCGAAGATCGGGTCGATCGGCATGTTGAACTCCGGGGAAAGCGCGGCCGCGCCGCGGATTTATGGGAAACCCGGTCGCCGCGACCGCGGCGGCCCAAGCGTCAGAGGATCGCGTTGGCGATCGCGCCGGTCTTGATGACGAGGGCGCGGCCGGCCTGCATCAGCGCCTGCTTGACGCCCTGGATCGTAAGCCCGGCCCCGAGCGTGAGATAGTTGCCGTCGAATTCGCCGCGGACATAGACCGGGCAGGTCAGGGCGCCGCCGGAGGCGTCGGTGTCCTCGGCGAGGATCGCCCAGTTCTTGGGGTCCTGGCTGCCGTCGGTGGCGGTGCCGGTCACCTTCACATAGGCAGCGGTGCCGGCGCCGGCGACGGGCTCGATCACGATCGAGAAGCCGTCGTTGGCGGCGATGCCGGCGCCCGTGGTGACGGTGAAGCCGATCTGGTTCGAGGTGAACGGCGTTCCGACGGTGCCCGCGGACCCTACCTGCTCGCCGGTCGGATCGGTCACGGTGAAGGCGGTGGCACCGGTCAGCAGGACGTAGTAGGTGCCCAGCCGAACGGCGGCGCCGACCGACGGCGCGCTGATCGTCTCGGCGCCGGCGTTCGCGCCGCCGGTGGAATTCACGGCGGTTGCCACCGCCGCGTAGAGGCTCGCGGTCTGCTGGCCGACCAGAGTGCCGCGGACGCAATTCTGGCCACTCGCCAGGGTCACCGAGTCGGTGACGATCTCGGCACTGCCACCGATCAGTTGATCGGGATTGAAGATGCTGTTCGACAGCATCGGTTCGAAGGTATAGGGCACGGCCGAAAGCTCCTTGTGTTGGTGGCGACTTGCGCCGGTTTCATCGGCACGCGATCGCGTGCCTGGTCAGCCGCGGTTACTTCTGGGCGGGCTTCAGGCCGCGGGCCTGCTCGTAGAGATCGACGATATGCGCGGCGATCGCTGCGGTGCTGCCCTGCGCGGGGCCGCTCGGTGCATCGATACCGACGTTCGGCACCGCCGCGGTGGCCATGCGATCGGCCAGACGGCCGGCCTTCGGCGCAGCGCCACCGGACTTCAGCACGGCGATCGCCTCGCTGCGGGGGAGCGAGGTGCCGAAGGCGAGCTGCGCGGCCAGCGCGGTGTTGAGCGCCGCGGCCGGATCGGCGAAGATGGCGGCGCAGCGGGCGCGCTCGCGCAGGCGAGCCGATCGGGCCTTCTTGCCCTTCTTCATTTCGTCGCGGTCGTCGTCGTCGTCGCCTTCTTCATCCTCGTCGTCGTCGCCGTCACCGTCCGGATCCTTGTCCGACGCCTCGGTTTTGGCGTCTTCATCGTCTTCCGCCTTGTTCTCTGCCGATTCTTCGTCTTCAGCCTGCTTTTTGGCCGCTTCTTCGTCAGCGGCCTTTTTCGCGGCCTCTTCGTCTTCGGCTTTCTTCTTCTTGGCCTCTTCGTCTTCGGCCTTTTTGGCATCGGCACTGCCGATACCGATCAGGTGGGCGAAACTCGTCGCCCGGGCGAGCACGGTGCTCATTGACTGCTCTCCAGCGGTTGTTGGGTTAGCCCAGTTGGGCAATGAGTTCGACGAACGCAGCGTCAGGCGCCGCCACTTCATCGGCGAAGCCGATCGACACGCCGGCCGGGCCCTGGAAACAGCCGGCCTCGGTAGCCTTCACGGCCTTCGGCGTCAGGCCGCGGTTCCGTGCCACCGTGGCGACGAACAGGTCGCCGGTGGCATTCACGTCGGCCTGGAACTTCGCGCGGGCCTCGTTGCTCAGCGGCGCGATGTCGGCGCCATCGGCCTTGTGGGCGCCATAGGTGATCAGCGTGACGGCGATGCCGGCAGCGGTCAGCGCCTTCGAAAGGTCGCAGTGCATCATGATCACGCCGACGCTGCCGACGCCGCCGGTGCGTGGCACGGTGATGTGCGTGCAGGCCGAGGCGATGGCATAGGCCGCCGAATAGGCGCCTTCATCGAGGATGGCCCAGATCGGCTTTTCGCCGGTCTCGCGCGCCGCATAGATCGCGTCGGCCAGGTCGAAGCAGCCGCTGACCTCACCACCGGGACTGTCGATATCGAGCACGATCGCGCGCACCGCAGGATCGTCCCAGGCCATCGCGAACAGCGCCTTGATGCCGTCGTATCCGGTCATGCCCGAATACGGATGCAGCGAGCCAAGGCGGTGCACCAAGGTGCCCTCGACCGGGATCACTGCCACGCCACTGAGGACGCCGTACGGCTTGTAGTCCGCCGGTTCGCCGGGCTCATCGACCGGCCCCAGGCTGACCTCGGCGCCGTCGGCATGGAACAGCCGCCCGACGCCGAAGCGATCGGCGAGGGCGGCCATGATAACTTCGGCCTTGTCGGGAAGGATCGCCAGCGGCCGGTTGAACAGCCGTTGCGCCAGCATCGGCAGGCGATGTGCGGTCATGTCGGCTGCGGCCTTTCGGGCTTCGCGGAAACGTCGCTGGCGGTGGTGCCTTCCTGGTCGTTGCCGATCTCCTGGCCAAACCAGGTCGGCTGGGGTAGGTCGAGCGCCTTGAAGCGATCGCGCTCGATGGCGCGCTGGTAGACGTTGTCTTCCCAGTCCATGCCCTGTTCGGCGCATTCCTGCTCGAGCGTGCTCAGCCCGGCATCCATGCGCAGCACCGCGGCCTGGGCCTCCTTGACGGGATCGATCCAGCCGCGCGGCGGGCCCATCCACATGCAGGCCGCATACTCAGCGCGGGCCTCGGCGAAGTCCGGCGCGCCGGCTGGCATCGGCAGCTCGCCGCGGTCCATCGCCTCTTCCAGGAAGGCGCCGTAGACCGGCGAAGCGAAGCCGGTGCCGAAGTCGATGCGGCGACGGTTCAGGGTTTTCCAGGCTTCCAGCAGCGCGGCCCGGGCGGACGAATAGTTCACATGCGACCAGTCCTGGCTCAACTGTTCCGCCGTCATGCCGGTGGCCGCCGCCAGGTTGCGGATGGCGGCGAGCTCGAACACGCCGTAGCTGGTCGATGGGCGCTTGCTGTCGACGGCGTGGATCTTTTCGCCGGGCCGCAGCACGGGCAGCACGCCGTCCATGACACGCAGGCGGCTGTCGTGCATCGGCGCCGGACCGTCATCCTTGTCCGACTGCTCGGTGCTGCCCAGCGCGTCCTGCAGGGCGTTGATGTCGGCGTCGCTCTCGACATAGGCAGCGAACACGCTGTTGACGATCGCGGCCTGCAGCTCGGCCTGGTCGAACTGGGACAGCATCTTCATGCGGCCGAGGATCGGCGCGAAGATGCCGCCGGCGGCGCGGTGCTGGGCGGGACGGTCGCTGTCGTAGTCGTGGATGATGACCGGCCGGCCCCAGTCCGTCTCGCGCTCGATGCGGTCCCAGATCACGGAGGCGGCGGCGTTGAACCAGTCGCCCTGATGCGCGCGGCGGATGTGATAGGCGACGGCCGCACCATAGTCGTCGATTTCGACGCCGGCGCGGCGATGGATGGTGTCGATGCCGAGCTGCGGGTTGCTCAGCCGGTCGGTGTCGATGAGCTGCAGCGCGGTTGAATATTTCGCGCGGCCGTAGCCCATGCGTTCGGGCAGCCAGAGCAGGATGGCGAGCGATTCGCCGTCCACCAGCTTCTGGCGGAAGGCGAGGCGGAACAACTGCGGGATGGTGTAGCGGCGGCCGCCGTCGCACCAGCGTGCCGGGTCGGTCGACCAGGACCGCCAGAGGGCCTCGGCGGTGCGGCCGAATTCGTCGGCCCAGGTGCGGTCTAGGGTCTTCGATTGCAGGCGCAGAGCCCGCCAGTCCGGCTTGGCGACCGCCCGAAAATCGGCGCCGACGACACTGTCGAGGATGCGCGTGACAGTGCCGGCGGCCCAGCCGTCGTTGCGCACCAGGTCGCGGACACGGGAGACGATGACGTCGCGGGCGAAATTGATCTCGACGTCGGGCGAGGCAAGGTAGGCGTTCCAGTCGCGCGTTTCCGGCCCGCTGTAGCCGCCGGCATCGTAGGCGGTGGCGCCCTCGCCCCGGATCATGCCGATCCGCCGGCGCTGCGGGGTGCTGGCGGGCTTTGGCGCGATGGTGAGCGGATTGCCCAGGGTGTCGATCAAGGTCATCCGAGGCGGATCCCGATGGCGCGGCGGGCGCGATAGCCGAGCTGGGTCTGCAGGCTTTCGATGTAGCTCCGCAGCGAGCCGAGCTGCCCCTGGTTGTAGGTGACGCTGCGGCTGCCGGCTCCTTCCGCGTACGTCACGGTGGTCACCTGCGAGCCGCGCACCAGGTCGTGCAGCGCTTTCTGGGCGGCAGCGAGGTTCGCCTGCAACGTGGCCTGCGGCAGAAGCGGAGGAGGCGGACGGCGGATCATGCGAGCCTCCTTCCTGCCCGGACGAAACCGGGATTGAATGGCTGCGAACGAACAACAGGTGCGAAAACCGGGCCCTGAACCGCGGGAGTGGCCGCCGGCGCAGGCAGTGTGGGTACCTGCGCCGGCGCGACGGTCACGCGCTGGCTGGGTGCATCCGGGTTCGAAACCATCGAATTCTGGTCCCACGGCGCCGCCCAGGACGGTGGGCGCGCCCAGTTGAGGCGGGCGAGGCCGTGCAGGTGGGCGACGACATGCGTGCCGACCATCAGGTCGGTCGGCTCGTTGCGGTGCTGGCTGGTGTGCTTCCAGGTGCGGTTGGGCTGGCGGGTTTCGGCCACCAGGCCCTCGAAGAAGATGTGCGGCTCGGCGTCGCTGCGCAGAGCGGCGGGAATGTGCACCGCGAAGGCGCCTTGCGCGGTGGCGAGCTGGCTGGCCAGCGCATCCTTGAACGTGTTGGCGTTGAACTGCGCGATCGGAACGGTGCCGCCGGCGGCCGCGTGGCGGTCGTGGCGCTGGGTGTCGGGCCGCACGGTGACCAGCGGCGGCGCGTTCGGTCCGCCGAGGCCCTTGGTCGGGATGACGTTCCAGGCCTCGCGGCCGTCGATGCGGGCGCGCAGTCCGAGCTTGCCCCGGGCCCGCCAACGTCGCCACGCCGCGTAGGCGTGCAGGGTCGTGCCCGGCGCGCCGTAAGCGTCGAAGCCGGCGCCGCGGATGTGCATGACGCGGCCGGTGCCGTCGGACAGCGGGAACGCGGCGGTGACCAGGTGGCCGACCAGCTTGTCCCAGTCGGCGGCACTGGTGGTGGGCTCTGCGGCGATGGTTTCGGTGGCGATCACCCAGGACTCGGAGCCCTCACCCCAGCCCCGGAAGAGAAGTTCGAAGCGGTTGCCTTGCACGTCGACGAAACAGGTGATGAAGCGAACGCCATCCGGCACGATGCCGAGCTTCAAGGCGGGTTCGGCGCGGTTGGCGATGTTCTCGGCGGTGAGCTGGTCGACCGCGCGCTTCGGTTCGTAGGCGAGGCCCCAGCGCTTGACGATGACGGTCTTCAGGTTCTCGTCGTTGCCGCTCTGGGTGGCGTTGCGTTCCGCCTCGACCCGGGCGCGAGCGAGTTCGCCGATACCGCCGACCACCAGGGTGGACATGACGCCGACGATCCAGAAGCCGGCGAGCGGGCGCGCGACGGGATCTCCGGTGATGGTGCCGTCTTCGTCGATGGCCTGGCCTAGCGCGATCCACACGCCGGCGGCGTTCATGGTGCGGCGAGCGCTGTCCTCGATCAGCGTGCCGCAGCTCGGGCAGAGCAGGCGCGCGGCGTCGCGGATTTCGTCGAGCGGCGCGTCGGAGGGATATTCGAGCGCCATGACGCGAACACCGAGCGGATGGGGAGAGCTCCATGCGTTGCAGTGTGGGCACGGCCAGTACCACAGGCGGCGATCGCTGGCGGCGTATCCGCGCATGATGCCGGTGGTCCATTTGCTGTCGGCCATGCCGCCGGCACGGTCGGGATGGCTCAGGCGCAGCATCTTGCTGGAATCGCCGTAGGTGGACCGGCGCAGGTCGAGGATGCCGGCGACGTCGCCAAGGTTGCTGGCGTAGGCGTCTTCCTCATCGAGCACCAGGCGCGGGGCGCGCTTGCTGATGAGGTTGTTCGGCGCGGCCGGCAGGAATTGCACGGTCATGCTGCGGAAGCGCTTGAAGCCGAGGCTGTCATCGACCGGGCGGAGGCCAAGGCGCGCCTTCAACGTGGTTTCGTGGAGGTCGATCATCGGGTTGATCGCTTCCTTCACGTAACTTTCGAGCGCCGGCTCGGATTGCATGAACCACAGCATCGGAGCCGGGTCGATGTCGACGCTGTGGCCCAGCCAATTTTCGGCGCAGGCAGTCTTGGCACACTGGGCGGGGCCGACCATGACGACGGAACGGAATCGCGGATCGGTCAGCGCCTCCATGGGCGCCACGACGTAGGGGGCTTCGGCATGCTGCCAGCGGCCGACGTAACCACCGCCGGTATTGTTGAGCCAGCGCTTGGCGGCGGCCCATTCGGCAACGGTCATGCTGGCCGGCGGCGCGAAGGCCTGCAGCGCGTCGAAAACCAGCTCGCCGGCGTCGGCAAACGGGGCGTCAGACGGCAAGGGCATGGTCCGTGGCATCGTCTTCGGTGTCCATGACGCGTGGCGGCTGGCGAAGGAACTCGGCGGCATCGCGGACGAATTGCTGCTGCAGCTCGGCCAGGCGGCGTTCGCGTTCGGTGCGGATGGCGGCTGGCCATCCGTCTTCGCGCGCCAACTGGCCGAGGAAGCCCCGCATGCCGCGACCGATGTCGCCGAACACCTTGGTCAGCAACTCGCTGACCTCGACCGTGGAGACGAGAGAGCGGGCTCGTTGCGCCTGGGCTAGGCGGAGGTCGTTGAGTTTCAGAGCCTTGATCTGATCGTCGAGAGACGGCTGCGGAGAGGACGGTTTGGCGGGCTCGGGACCAAACGGGAGGAGGAGCTGGGCGAGCTGCTCATCGCGCTCGGCCCGGCGATCGGCATCCTCCTGCTGGCGGGCGCGGAGGAAGGTGCAGACGTCGCGCGGGTCGAACTTGTAGGAGCGGCCGTTGGTGCCGCGCTCGCGCACCGGAAATTCTGGCCAACGGTCAAGCCAGGCGGTCAACGTCGGCAGCGACGTTTTGAGGAAGTTGGCCAGCTCGCGCTTCGTCATCAGCGGCGCGGCTGCAACCTCAGACGACAACACCAACGACAACACAAACCTCTGTTCTAATTACACAAAATCCGCGCTCAACCGAGGTGCAAAATGCCCGTGGTTGGGTGGGGGGCTGGGAAGGACCCGCTGGCTAGCGGGCGGTTGCGATGGCCTCGGCCAGGCGGCGGCGGAAGGCGGCGGGCCACTCGGCACGGGCGACCTGCGCGACGCGGTCGCGGTAGTGCATGCGCGGCGTGTAGTGCGTGGTGGTCTCGAAGAGCGTGAGGCGAGTGAGGCCGTGGCCTTCACGACGCTGGAAGAAGCCGCCGATCTGCGCCTTGTTGCCGGGGGCGTTGGCCGGGAGATAGGCCACCGATTGCGAACTGGAAACAGCAGCGGCTGCCTTCTTGCTCCGCCTGGATGGCTTGGCCTGGCGGCCCAACGTCTTCAACGTGCCGCGTGGGATATTGCCGAACTGGTCGAGCAGCAGGCCACGGCCCGGCAGCACCAGGGCGGTCGCTTGCTTGCGGGTGTTCTCAGCCGGCTCGCGCGTGCCTCCGATTTCCTCGTGCAGCAGATATTTCTGCTGGATCGGACGCACGGTGACGGTGGCGACCAGATGCTCGCGACTGGCGGCGAGAGCGCGCGGGGCGATGACGGCACGCGACGTGAACGGCGTTGGGCGGTCGAAGATTTCGCCCATGTGGGCGTTGATCGAATTGCCGGAGGACCGAGCGATGTCGTTCAAGGCACGCGCCGCCGCAAACGGTATCTGGCGACTGGCAACGACCTGCAGGGCGCGTTCCATGCGGCTGAAGTCGGTGCGGAGCGACAACTCGATCATGCGATGCGGATATCCGCCAGGGGTAGGGTGGTTTCGGTTTCGCGGCCGAAGATCGAGAGCAGCACGGTGACGCGACAGGGGGCCGGCATGGAGCGGACGCGGCCGATCCAGGATGCGAACGGACCGTCCATGATCTCGACGACGACGCCTTCGGTCAGGGTTTTACGGGTGACCGCGCGCGGCGCCAGTTGGAGCGGGTCGGCGAGCAACTGCTGCATGATCGGCGTCGGCATCGTGATCGGAACCAGATCGGGCCGGCGCAGGATGTTGGCGATGCCTGGGGTGTCACGCAGGCTGCCCCATGGATCGCGTTCGGCGTCGAACTGGATGAACAGGTAGCCCGGGAACAGCGGCTCGGTGACCTGGCTGTCGCGCGTGGCGCGAACCAACAGGCTGGGCTGGAAGGTCGGCCAGACCGGGATGTCTCGCGGAGGGTGGGCGATGCAGCGTAGGGCGCGGTGCAGGCCGCCAGGCTTCAGTGTTGCAAGGTGCCAATGATCGGGGGCTGTACCGGCTTCCGCACCGAGGGTGGTTGAACCACCCCGGCGCGTGTCGATGACGCCAGTGCCTATGCAATCACAATCGCGTCGGTCAAGCAGTTTTTCCTTGCATGTGCCGGTCTCACACCTGCTCACGGCTTGGCTCACGGCTTAATCCCTTCATTCTACAGTCATATCTATCTAGCTGTGAGATGTGAGAGGTGTGAGAGAGGGGCGCTATATGAACGAAATCGCCTTAACGAGGGAATTCGGCGAAATCGTCTCACACCTCTCACACCCCTGCATTTCCGCGGCTTTGCGGTCTCACGGCTTGTCTCACGGCTTTCTCACGGCTCACGGCTTTTCGGGCGGGCGCCATTCGGGATCCCAGGCCTCGCGAGGCAGCCAGATGGCCGTGCTGGGCGGCATGCCGGGCTGAATTCGCACCCCGCCCGGCGAGACGATGGCGCCCGGTAATCGCTTCAGTTCCTGCACCCATCTGCCTTCCTGCAAACCGCGCTGGCCACCGAACAGCGTGTGCAGCCATCGATGCGTGCGGCTCAGCCACAGGCCATCGCCAGGAGAGCCCCGGGGCGCGGGGCGCTTGCTGTATTTGTCGGGCGCCTCGTCCTTGGAGATCACCCGGATGCCGACACGCTCCAGGTAGTGGCCCGCAGCGCCACGATCCTCGATCCAGGTCGGATCGCTGTCGTGCTCAGGACGGCCCCAGGCGCGGTCTACGAGCGCGCCGATGGTCTCGACATCGGTGCTGCGGTCTTTCTGCACCAGTGACGAGGCCAGGAACTGCACGGCGCGCCGCGGGCCGCTGTCGGCCTCGACCTCATCGACGCGGCGCACATAGGCATCGAGGGCGACCACGCCATCGAGCGACTGGCGGTCGGTCGGCACGTCATCCTCGGTCAACATCCACCAGCCCGCCAGCAACGCTCCGAACTGATCCATTTCGCGGGCGAGGCACCCGGTGCGGCCGAGCGCGGCACGGAACGCTTGCAGCGCTGCCTGATAGCGCGGCCAGGACGTCAGCACCCGCAGCCAGATCGACGGCGCCGCCGCGGCGGCCCGCGCGATCGCCGCCTCCATCGGCGCGCGATGATCGACGCCCGCCTCCGGAGTGCGCAATTCGACGATAGTGAAGCGCGCCTGGTGCTGCGGCTGCAGGTCCGGCGCGTTGATCGCCGCCATGGCCACCGAGGTCACCACGTCGATGCGCCGCGCCTTGCCGTCGGCGGTGCCGCGCAACCCGCTGGTGCCGGCGCCGCTCGAGGCCGACAGCACGACGTCGATGAGGTTCTGCGCGGCCCGGCCGTCGCCGCGATCGGCGGACTCATCGAGCACCGCCGGCATCGAGGTGTTGTTGAGCGCACTTTCGATGCCGGCTTTGGTGGTGTCGGTGGAATAGACGTGCATCGGGCAGCATGCGGAGAGCAGCTCGGCGAGCTTGCTCTTGCCGCTGCCGGCGCCGCCGGTAAGGAAGATGTTCGGCCGCCAGTTAGTGGCCGCGCCATACAGCGCCGTGCCGAGCCAGCCCAAGGCCACGAATTCGCCGCCCGGGCGATCCAGCGTCCACAGCTCGCGAATATCGTCCTGCAGGCGGCGCCCGACTTCGGCTCCGGCGATCGCCGCATGCTCGATCGACAGCGGCTCGCCGTTCGGGGCCCGGGCACAGGGCGGTGCGTGGTGATCGACGGTCGCGGCCCAGATGGTGCCAGTGTCCTGGTCGCGGAATCCGGCACGGCGCCACGCGCCGCCGATCAGCACATAATCACCGACATGCACGACCGGTGCGCCGTCGCGGCCGCGCCAGATGCCGGGCCTGCGGATCGGGCGGCTCGGGTCGTAGCCGCCGGCGTGGAAGCAGAGCTTCATCAGGTGTTCGCCGGCGGGCGCAGGGCGATAGTCGACGGTGATGTCCTCGGAAACTTCGTTGCCGTTGCCGTCGGCGCTCTTGCGCTGGATCTTTTTCGGGAAATGCAGCTTCAGCCAGCCGATGTCGCCGCCGAACAACCCGGAGATGCCGCCGCGGCTGACCAGCTCGCGCGCATTCAGCACCCGGCGGAAGCCGGCCGGATTGAGAAAGTAGAAGGCGCCGTCTTCATCGTGGCCGAGCGGCAGCACCGGCGGATCGTCGTCGGGCGAGCGGCTCTTGTTGCCGCCCCTACCGCCGCCTTTCGACGCCCCGGCCGCGCCGCCATCGATCACCTGCAGGCCCTTCACTTCACGCGCGCCAACGATGCCCTCACGCACACGATCTTTGCTCATTTCGACAGATATCCCGTGCCGAGAGGTCGTTTCGTGTCAGGCGCCGGATGGCAGGTTGCGCAGCACCAGGCATCGCCCGATCGCCACCAGTCGCGGCCGGAGCAAGATCCGCAGATGGCGCTTGGCCCGGGCTTACCGCCGATCGCCGGCCAACTCGGCGGCAACCGCGTGGAACCGGCAATGAAGGCGGGCCATTCGCCGCCCCGCGCCCCTTCGGTCGGGGCTGCCTCGTTCTTTGCACGAATAGCGCGGGCGGTGGCGCTCCTGGTCATCCCTCGACGCCTTGCAGGATGTCGTTCCAGTCCGCACCGGGCACGCGCGGCATCGCCCATTTCACCGTGCGGCCCTCGCCCATGTAGCGTTCGATGGCGGCCCGGCGGGCAGCGCGTTGCTTGCGGTAATCGTCCCATGCGCGTGCTGCCGGAGGCATATCGGGGGGCGGTGGGGGATCATTGTCGAAGGCCAGCAGCACCGTGGTCACCGCAGGCGGCAGGGCGAGCGCGCGCAGGCCGCCAAGCGACACGGCGGACACCACGCGGAACTCCGGGCACGCGATCGCCACCGACAGCGCCGTCTCGATGCCCTCGGCGATGGCGATGGTGTCGCCGATCGGCGCCTCGCGCAGCGGCTTGCCGGAGGCGCCGCGCCACAACGGAATGAAACCGTCGCCGATGCGGCCGAGCACTTTCTTCGGCACATCGAGCGGCGCCTTGATCCAGCGATCGCCGGCGCGCGCCAACCAGGTGCGATGCGTGGCCACGTGCACGCCGGCGGAGCTGTTCACCGCTGCGACCATGGCGTCCCACTTGCGACCGCTCTCGACGTTCCAGAGTGCCGGGTGGTAACGCAGAGCGCGCGGCTGGCGGCCGAGCTCGGCCAGGTCGATGCCGCGCCCCTGCAGATAGGCCGCGACCGGCGTGCCGGCGAGCTTCGGCTGGGCGTTCAGCCACATCGCCTGCGCGGCGCGGCGCTTCTGCTCATCCTGCTCGGCGGCCGCGGCGGGATCGTCCGGCGGAGCGGCCGGGCGGGTCGGCGTGGGCTGCTTCCGATCGCTCCAGCCGAGCCAGGACAGCGCCCAGTCGATAGCGTTGCCGATGTCTCCGGCATAGCGGCAGCGGGCGACCAGGTCGAGGGCGTCGCCGCCGTCCACGCGGCCATTATGGTCGACCCACACGCCGGCGCGCTCGCCATGCAGCTCGACAGCCAGGGAGCCGCCTGCCTCGCCGGCGATCGACCCGGCGCGCCACTGGCGGCCGTCGCGATGACCGCCAGGCAGCAGGTCGCGGCACAGCGCCTCGGCACGTCGCGCCAGCTCGTGCGCGATCTCGGATGGCTCAGGCCCTTTGCGGGCCTGGTTCATGCGGCTTCCTCAAAAGAGCGGCCGCTCGACTTACTCTGGCTTTGGGGCGAGCCGGCCGCGAGTTTGGA